CTCATAAATTAAATAGGAGAAAAAAAAATGTACAATTATGGTTTTCAACAAACCAGTACGGCAAATGTAGCGACATCAAATACGTCTGCACAATCTGCCGCTTTAGGAACTGCTTCAAGTGGAGTTTTCTATGTAAGACTTTGTGCTGATACAGATACTTATTATGCCGTAGGGAGTAACCCAACAGCAACTACTAGCAGCACTTTTTTACCTGCTAATACAATAGAAATAATAAAAGTTGATGTAGGCGATAAAGTTGCAGGAATTCTTGCTACTGGTACTGGCATCTTAGGTGTTACTGTCTTAACATCCTAGTGGCTAATAGACCTAGAGCTTATGGGTATGTTCATATTAAGCAAACTAGAAAAAAAAGACCAGGTCGTCATGCAAAAGCATATAGCAAACGTATACCAAGAAGAAAAAAAAGTAGAGGTCAAGGTTAAATGAAAAAAGAAACACAAGTTGAAGGTTTGCAAAAAACAACTTTTATTAACGAAGAAATGGATAAAAAAGTTGGGATCAAGCAAGAGCTGAATGTTGCTCCTCATTTAAAAGCGAATAAAGAACTCTACAATCACAACGATGGCTATTCTCCAAGCAGAGGACTTAAAAGAGTGGCTTCCATTCCTACATTAGCTTTGGAAATCTGGGCAAAAGAATATACTGGCGGAAACAATAATTGGTTTCGTCTGCCTAAAGAAGTTCAAAACAAAATTTTAAAAGAAAAATTAAACAGCAACGAATATAAATATTTTAGAACCGCACCAGGAAGATTATAATGTCACTATCAACTTACGCAGAAGTAAAAACATCAATAGCGAATTGGCTAAATCGTTCTGATTTAACTGATGAGATTGCTGATGATTTTATTAAACTGGTTGAATCAGAATATAATTCTAAATTAAGAATTAAAGCAATGTTAAATTCTGATTCTTCCTTTTCTATTGATTCGGAAACGGTAGCTGTTCCATCAGGTTTTTTACAAGTCAGAGATTTTTATATTGTTCAAGGTACAGTAAAATACTCCTTGACTTATATGGCTCCAACCCAAATGGACCAAATTAAAGGGGGTTCTACCACTGGGCGACCTAATGTTTATACTATTTTAGGAGATAATTTTAGATTTGCTCCAACGCCTGACACCACTTACACCGCAACTTTAAATTATTACAAAGCGATTGCCGCTTTATCTGATTCAGCAACAACAAATTATATTTTAACGAATCACCCAGGAATTTATTTATACGGCAGCCTTTATCATGCCGCTAATTTTTTAGGAGGCATTGATCCTAGTAAATTACAGAATTGGCTACAGCTTTACCAAACCGGATTAGAACGAATTGAAAGAAACGATAAAGAAGATCAATGGAGCGGATCTCCATTACAAACTAGATCAGATGTAACTGTGGCTGCTGCTTTTGCTGATCAAGGAAGAGTAGTGGTCAGCAACAACGAATAGGAAATAGATGCAATTACCTTTTGGAGAATGGCTACCAGATCAACCTAAGTTTATGAATCCTGGTGCGAATGTAGCAAAGAATGTTTATTTTGCTGCTAGAAGCTACAAACCTTTTCCTTCCTTAACGACTTATAGTTCCAATAATATTGGAGCTTTATCCAAAGGAGCTGGTTCATTTCGATCAACAAGTAATACCAGTTTTAATTTTGCTGCAACCAAAACAGACATTTATCAATTATCTTCAGGAACTTTTACTTCAAGAAAATCAAGTTTAACTGGAACTGATACAGATTATTTTACTTTTACCCAATTTGGAGATTATATTATTGTGAGTAATGGAGTAGATACACCCCAATATTATTTAATGGGAACTTCAACAAACTTTGCTAATCTTTCAGCGATTGCAACGGATGGTACTCCCCCTTTATTCAGAACATCAGGAGTGATTAGAGATTTTTTAGTAACAGGAAATATTAGTGGTGCAACCAACAGGGTTCAATGGTCAGGCATTAATGATATTACCACTTGGACAGCAGGATCAAAACAAGCTGACAGCCAAGACCTTCCAGGTTCAGGTGGACAGATTGTAGCCATCACTTCTGGTGAATATGGTTATGTGTTTAGACAAAATGAAATTGTCCGTATGGATTATGTGGGCGGAACAACCATATTTAGATTTTCGGTGGTATCTCCTAACAGGGGTGCGGTTTATGGAAAAACAGTTTGTCAAGATAACCGAAGGGTTTTCTTTTATGCCGATGACGGTTTCTTTGAAGTACAAGGAGATACAATCAAACCGATTGGTGCAGAAAAAGTTAATCGTTTTTTCGATATAGATTTAGACAAAGCCTATACCGACAGAATTGTGTCTGCTGTTGATCCTTTTAATCAATTAGCCATTTGGCTTTATCCTAGTGCTGATAATACGGCTAATACTACAGGTGTTTGTGATAAACTTTTAATTTATAATTATGTAACTGAAAAATGGTCTTTTGCTAAAGCGACAGCTAGTACCATTTTTTCTCAATTCGTTGGAGCTTACACCGTTGAAACAATGGATTTAATATCCTCAAACTTGGATAATATTAATATTGCTTTAGATACGGCTTTTTGGTCAGGTGGACAAATATATTTAGGTGCGATTGATGGGGATTATACAGCGGCTATCTTTTCTGGTAATGGTAATGATTCAGAAATCGAAACAAAAGAAATTGAGTTGTTTCCTGGACTAAGATCAGATATAACGGAAGTTAGACCCATTGTAGATGCAACGGCAACCGTTGCCATTACAACAAGGGAACGATTAGCAGACGATGCTAGTACATCTTCTTATAGCTCAATGGTAACCAGTGGTACAGTTCCAGTTAGACAATCAGGAAGATATATTAGGGCGAATGTTAAAATTGCGGCAGGTTCAACTTGGACTCATGCACAAGGTGTTGATTTTATTGCATCAAGAGCAGGACAAAGATAATGGCAAAAGATATAAATATTGATAATGTTCGATATAGCATGGAACACCAAGAGTATTTTCAACGACAGTTGGAAGTGGTGGTTAATGCTTTAGTTAATCAAAGCAACGATGAAAATGCTAAAGCGTTTGCATGGTTTATGAATATGGGAAATAAAAATTTATCCAGTTGGAATATTACCAATTCTGGAAAAGCATTAGTGATGGGATTTTAAATTAAATGGCAACAAACATAAAAGATTATTCAACAACTCAAGCCAGTAACACATCGTTAAATACGATTAATGTTGGCGAAGGGATGCTTCCTAGTAACTTAAATAATGCCATTAGGGCATTAATGAAAAATACTAGAGATTGGTTTAACGATGCTCAATGGATTGAATATGGAGATGGTTCAGGATCTTATACGGCAACGTATGTTTCAGGAACGGCTTTTACTATTGATGGCGTTGATGTAACTGCGGTTTATCATGCCAAGCGTAGAATCCAAATTGTTGATTCGGCTGCAACTTTATATGGTACCATTTCAAGCACTTCCTTTTCTACCAACACTACCGTTAATGTTACTTGGGATTCAGGTAGCTTAACTTCAGGTGCAATCACTTCTGTTTATTTAGGTGTTTTAACAAATACGAATGATTCTATTCCAACAGGAATTGATGCAGCTAAATTAGCAGACGGAACAGTTAGCAATACAGAATTACAATATATTAATAGTGTTTCTTCAAATGTTCAAACTCAATTAGATGCTAAAATTGCAACCAGTGCAAACCTAACGGACATTGCCGCTTTAGCAAATACTAATAGTAATTTTATTGTAGGTGATGGTTCAAACTTTGTAGCGGAAACAGGATCAACAGCTAGAACGTCTTTAGGATTAGGTACAGTGGCAACCCAAGCCTCTAATAGTATTGCCATTACAGGTGGTTCAATTACAGGAATGTCAGCTCCTAGTTCTGGTTCAGACGTAACAACCAAAACTTACGTTGATGATTTGGTTAGCGGATTAAAAACAAGAATTATTTGTAGAGTGGCAACGACTGCCGCTATAACTTTATCATCCGATCTTCAAAATGGAGATACCTTAGACGGAATAACTTTAGCCACTGATGATAGGGTATTGGTTAAAAATCAATCAACTGATACTGAAAATGGAATTTATTTAGTTGTTGCTTCAGGCACAGCTTCAAGAGATCCAGAATATGATACTGTCGCTGAATTGGCTGGACAACTTCAATTAATAAAACAAGGAACAACCAATTCAGATAGTATGTGGTTATGTACTACCGACAGCGGTTCAATAGGTTCAGCTTCCATTACTTATTCACAGGTTTTTCCAACATCAGGTGGAACGGTAACATCGGTAGCTGTTTCGGATGCAGGATCAAGCGAATTTACTGTATCAGGATCACCTATTACTGCGGCTGGAACAATTACATTGGCGGTAAATAGTATTGCCGCAACAAAAATTGCAGATGGTTCTGTAACGAATACAGAATTTCAATATATTAATAGTTTAAGCTCAAATGCTCAAACACAAATAGATACCAAAGGAACGATGTCTAGCTTTACATTAGCTGGAACATCTGGTTCTGGCCAAGCTATTGTCGATGGCAATACCGCAACAATCGCTGCTGGTAATGGAATAACAACGACAGGTGCGGCAACCGATACAGTTACTGTCGCTGCTAATCCAGCGATGACCCCTTATATTTCAAGTACAGGAAAAACATTGGTATTTGGATTTTAAGTATGATATTTAATTTTAAATCAATAGGAGGAAAACATGGCAAGTGAAATAATGGCAGTAAAATTAGTGGCAGGAGTCACTAATACTGAAAATGATTTACTTACGGTAGCATCTGGACACACTTATACGA